AAACACTGTGGCTTGTACAGATTCAGTTTCTCCGCCTTTGTTATCAAACTTATCAATTCTTGCTTTTTTTAGCATTAAATCTATTTGTTGTAGTTTTGCTTTTGTTTTAGCATCACTGGCATCTAAAGCAATTTTTAACATATTACTGGCTTCTGCGAATACTTTACCAGCCGCCATATCACTAACATTCATACCCAGTTGCATAAGTGTTTCATAACTTTCTAAGGCTTTTTTGCCTATGTCAGTCATTTCAGTTTCGTGATCTTCTAGACCTTTAATTTCCTTAAAGGCCGCATTAATCTTTTCACTAACACTCAGTGCATTTTTTGTTTCTTCTATAGTTTCCTCAGATTCTTCTTTAGAAGGAACAATTTCAGTAACCTCTTCTATAGGAGGCAGGTTAAATTCTTCTTCCAGTTTCTTTGTCATACTTCTATTTATTACCTACGTTATAAGATTATATTATTTCTTTGGTAACTTTGGATTAATAATCCATTTTTCGTTCTGTTTTAGAAAATAGATAACATTATCTACAATAACTTTGTTATTAGTCTTTCGATATTGGTTTTTAGGATAATCATGGAATTGTCTTACACCGTATGATTCAATAGGAGGAGTAATTGTAATAGTATCGTTAAAATATCGTACAGAACTTTTCTCATTTAATATTTTTATGTTTTGTTTATTGATCTTTGCTAATATATCTAAAGGAAGTTTTGAATACAAAAATACAGGTACAGGTTCATCATAAAAATCTTTTAATGCTAGTCTTGTTCCACCAGGATGTATTTCAACTGCTTCATTAGTTACAATACCAGATATTTGATTTCGTATAGGTAAGTCTTGTAGCATTTTTACTATAGAAGCCAACTTTAAAAATCTTTTATGAAATATATTACCAAAATAAATATTGTTACACTGTTTGAAAAATCTATGTATGTGTTTTTTAATTGTGTTTCTATTCCACCATCTCAAAAAAGGTTCACTTGCCTTTCCTCTCTGTGAGAAAAATAAAAACAATTCGTTTAAAGTCATTTTACCTACGTAACAAAATTCTTTTATTGGCTCAATTTGTTCCCATATTTCTTCTGTGGACTCGCACCACTTTACATGAGAAGGTGTGTGTCTTATAATACTTTCAGGATAAAATTTTAATGTAGGCTCATTATTCATACTAAAATTTACTTGATTCTAGATTTAGAAATTCTTTTTTTCGCCTTACGTGGCTTATTACTTCTGAATATTTGATCTTCGTTTATTACTTTAAACCGAATACCTTTGCGTTGACACCATTCTTGTGCCGCAGTCCATTTAGCGGCATTTATGGCTGTTTGAATTTTATGACCATTTGTTCTTGCATTTTCCATAGTGGTTTGATTTGCAGGTTTAATTTCTATAACTTCTACATGTTCTTTACCATCTTTATCAATGTATTGAATCATAAAGTCAGGAACATAATTTGCAAACTTACCCGTCATTGGATTTCTGTAAGGTATTTTGATATTTTCACTTGCCCATTTTAATATGTTGGGATGGCTATCACACATACGCATAAATGCTAATTCCCAACTGCTTCTAAAGGTAGGAGATTTGCCGCCTACAAATTTAGACTCGTTGAGCACCGTATATTGTCCTTTTGCAAATTTTGCCATGTTAAGGTTGAATTAATTTTTTTAAATTACTTCTACTGTTTAAAATAGGACTTTTTAAATCTATTTTGTTACCTTTTGGTCTAATAGCGTTTACAGCCGTGTAAGAATCTACACTTAATTTTAATGAATTTTGATTCATATAAAAGTATTCCATAGGACTTACATTTTGCACATTTGCAACCTGTATCAAAACTTTAGCCATTGCGTTAGCATTGTATTTGCCAAATCCTATACTTTCTAATTTTGATTTTACAGCATCTAACATTTGCGAATCTATAGGTGTTTCTGGTGGGACAGCAATTTGTGATAATATTTCAGAAGTTGCTTCAGGTAATGGAAATTTTACAGATGAGTTTTCAAAAAATGCTTCTAGTACACCTTGATTATATTTGTATTGTATATCACTTCCAAATGTGTTATATAAAGAACTTGACATTATCCACCACCATTTGCCAAGTCATTAAGACGATCACCTAGATACTGAGAACCTTTGTTGATTGCATAATTTTTAACATCTTCACTGACGTCACCGCCACTAGCATAAGACTGTGCGGCTGTGTCTATTATTCCGCCTAAGCCAGGAATAAACGAATCTAATTTTTTTGTAATAGGATTATCTAATCTATCATATGTAGGAGTTTTTGCTGTTACTCCAGGAGAACTTCCGTTGCCGCCACCAAATATTAAATCTTTTGCAAATGATTTTACAATGTCGCCAAAGGAAGGTTCAAAAGGATCTTTTGGTACTGTCGACACACCTGGTTGAGATGTCCTACCTCTTGTTCCAGTTGCATCAATAGTATTACTTGATTTATTACCTAAAAATTCTAAATCTGTTTCTTTTTGTATTGCTAATGGTTTTATTAAAACATCATCTATTGAGAAATTAACACCTGCTACATTTTCAAATCTATCTAAATCAACTGCTGAAAGATCAAAATTAGCAATATCATAAGTTGTAAAATTCTCATAATCTATTACCATATTGAATTCCATAACTTCTGAACTTGCATAGTCTAATTCAGAATTACCAAATTGTGTAATAAAAGGATTAGTTAAACTATATTGAACGCCTTTTCCACCATGATATAAAATAATATCTATTCGTTCAAAAAAGTTTTTATCAACCTGTAAATTTAATCCTGCTTCATTGCTTTTAAATGAATCTTTAGATTTTTCTAAAATTTCTGCTGTATAAGGAAATACATCACGATTTGCATCTGAATTTTTATTTCTAGGATTCATATATAGATATGAATAATATCTCATTAAAAGAGTTAACCATTCATTGTTGATTGTGTCGAAAACGGTAATCTCTATAGGCAGAAAATCTACACCAGTAGTAACAATTCGCTTTTTGTTATACTGATTTTTTACTTCATTTCTTAAATTTACTTGAGGTAAGGTAGATCTTCTAACAAGACTGCTTATACTAGTTCTAAAACTTGCTCCAGAAAGATTATTAAAAACTGTTTCTTGTAATTGTCTGTTTACAATAAAGTTTACATAACCATTGAATTTTTGACGTGGAGGGTTTACGTCAGGTCGAAATCTATATGCATTTCGAAAGTCCCTGACGTAAAAATTGTTTTTGGTGTTCTTTCCAGTAAACTTTAAAAACTCCGACACAATCAGAGACCTCCGATTATGTATTAAGTGTTAACTGTTGTACCAGTTTCAACTGTATCAGGGAATGGGTTACCTGATACTGTTCTACCATTAATATCGTTGTCGCCTTCAAAGTGAGTTGCGTTATCATATCTGATAGTCATTGATACAGTTACTTGCTCATTTACTGAATAATCACCTTCACTGTAATCTACGTTTTGTAGGAAACAACCTTCAAGGAACCAAACTTCTGTTGAACCTGCATTAACACCATCTAGTACTTCTATTTGCATATCAAACTTATAGTCTGATCCTGCCGCTGGAGTAGTTTGTTGAAAATGGTTTAATTGTCTTTGTATTTGAGCGCCAACTAATTTTGTTACTTGGTTAGTTATATCATCCCTGATAACACATGTAATTTGATCCCATGTATGTTTACCTTGTAAAAAACTTCTTGAGTTATAACTGTCAATTACTATTTCTTCATAAGTAATTTTTGGTCTGCCTACATTTTGTACGTTTTGGGTTAGAACTTTTGCTTCTGGTGTGCCACCAAAGTTGTTTAAGAAACTAACTCTAAAACGATATTTTAGTTTAGGCATTAAAATACCAGAACCAGTTGCACCGGTTACAGGAACACCAAATTTACTTTTGGTTTCTGTTGTTGCTGTTGATGTTGCCATATGTTCTCCTAACGAACTTTAATTATATACGAATATTTATCATAATTGCACCAAAATAATAAACTCTAGTTTTAATTATGACATAAAAAAAGGGCGGAAAACCGCCCTTTTTATCTAAGTCAGGGTATAACTTAGCCTGTTTGACCCAATGTATTTTGGATTCTGATCGGAATGTAAATAAATTCCACTGCTTTGACTGGCTGTATAGCAACGTCAATGTGTAATTCATTTCTATCAATCCTTGCTGGAGTATTGTTAGTTGTATCACAAACTGTGATAAAGTCAAATAGTCCTCTTTGAGTTACTAACTGACCTAACAATCTATCAACTACTACTTTTGCATTTGCTCTAGTTACTTCATCATTCGGTTCGAATAAGAATGGCTTAACAGCATCATCTAATTGCTCTCTTAGATAAATTACTAATCTAGCAACATTGATTCTGTCTAATGCACTTGCAGTTGGATTCAATGTTTTTTGTCCGAATACAGCAATACCTCTTCCAGGGAAGTTACCAATTGGGTTAATTTTGTTTAGGTAAAGACTATCTCTTTGACCTTCACTTAAACTAACTGGTGTAAATTCACCTGAAGTTGCATTTAAATATCCAGTGCTTGTAGCATTGTTTACAAGACCTCTTTGGAAGCCTGCTGGTGCAAACCATGGGAATGCCACCTGGTCGTTAAATGCAATAGTTCTTAAAGCCATATGTGAAGCAGGAACCATAACGTTATTTCCGTCTAAGTTACTT